CTACTTCTGTTCCGCTGAAAGCCTTTTCATCGCACTGTCAGCGCGCTTCTTTTGGCTCGCTGCTTTCGTGTATCGGGTCACCTCTTTCGATGTTGAGTGTCCGGTAACAGCCATAATCTCGAACTCGCTACAACCGAGTTCTGCCAACCTGGACGCGGCGGCTTTTCGTAGTCCATGTGCGCTACAATCTGTGAGGCCGGCCTCATCGCAGCGCTTGCGAAACCAGTTGCCAAACCCATTCGAGGTAAAAGGCCTGTTGAATTCGGTGACCAAGAAAGTCAGGTCGCCGCAAGGGCTCGCTTCGATGATCTTCTGCAGTTCCTCAATTACAGGAATCTCCAGGCGGACCGGTTTGCTGTTCCGATTTTTGTGTTGGGTGAAAATCAATCGACCATCGCGGATATGCTGTCTGCCGAATGAAATGATGTCGCTTCGCCGTTGACCGGAATAAAGCATGAGAGCCAAGGCTAGACGAGCCTTCGTTCCTATGGGGTGGCGGGCTTCGTAGCGTGCGATTTCTTCAAGCGTCCAAGAGTGGAAGCCGTCAGGGTTCTTGTTCTTCAGATACTCGACTTTAGCGGCGGGATTGTCGTCGTGGTGATCGTAGCGAACGGCAAATTTGAAGAGTTGTCTGAGGGCTTTGAGCATGCCGTTGGCTGCTTCAGGGCGATCCATCATTTCGTCGCGGCGTTGACGAAGATGCCGAGGTAGAATGAGCCGGTATGGTTTATCGCCGTCATCCTTGTTCTGGCAAAATCGTTCGAGAAGACCACGACGAACATATTGGGTTCGCGCGTCCAATTCGTTGAACATGGCCGATTGAAAATACTGGACGCAAAGCCACCGAACCGAGCCGGCCTTGATCACCTTGACCTTGCCGTCATCTGCCTTTGCAGGGGGTGCGCCGGAATCAGCGGCTTTGTAAGCGGCCAAGAACGCTGGTGATCCTAACGGGCCAGGTAGTCGAACCTTCGTCGAGCCTTTGCGCCGGTAATACAGGCGGATGTTGCCATGACGGTCAACGTCTTCGACAACGTATTTTAAACGGACTCTCATCTCTTCCTCGGACATTGGCCTCAACTGTCCCAAGGATTATGGTCGTCGGCGTTCGCCGATGGCAACTGTTCGAACGCGAGATCCAATGCGCGCAAGTCCCAAATCTTACGGCCATCAATACGCTTTGGTTGCGGCATCCTCCCGTCGATCACCAGCGCGTCAAATTTCGTTGCACCGATGCCGATATATTCCGCTGCTTCGACCCGTGAAAGGCCGCGCTTGCTTGGGAGTGGAAGAGGTCGTGCAACGGAGCCATTATCGATCCGCATCATCAACGCTCACAATCTGATGCTGCGATCAACTCGCCAGTGTTGATTGTCGGATTGGCTGTCTGATGGTGGTGGAGAATTATCGTCCCGTCGCTCCGCAATTCCGTACGAAGGATTTCCAGGCCGGCATTATGCGCAGCTTTGACCGCGCGAACGACAGCATCCATTTTGAATGTTGCAGCAGGTCTCGGCATCGGAATTTCCTCAATCAGACGATATGGCTCGATATTGCCCCAAACCTCCCGCCACCCTCAAGAATTGATGGTTTATTCAACTTTATATTGAAATTGTTGCGATAGGAGCAGTTAGATGCTGATCGGTTGAATAAAGAAATTTCAAATTTTCAGCACTGCAGTTCAATTGCCCAACATGCGCTTGATCGTGGCAGCGTTGTTCTTGATGTGTGTCACCACGACCTGCTCACCGCGGCTGCTCGCGAGGGCGTTCGCCAGGTCTTTCGGATCAAGAACCAAGACCTGCTTGATGGATTGGCCACGCGAGTTCTGCCCGCCATCCTTCTCGCCCGTGTTGTTGAACCGATGACGCGGATCCTGTTCGGTCAAGACCTCCTCATTCTTCTTCAGCACGGTCGGTACTTCGTCAGGTCGCAGACCAGCGATACCGCCTGTGTGGTAGCGGATCGGATTCATAAACCAAGCCGGTGAAACCTGACGCGAACCATTGCCGCCACCGGTCGCTGCAGAGCCGACAAGACCGCCTGTGTGGGCCATGGGGACGCCCATGCCGAGACCTGGGAAAGCTGAGTTGATCATACGGAAGAAGATGGCCTTCATGATCATCGTCGCAATTTGACGCAGGAAGTCGGCGGCGAATTGAAGGAAGGCGTTGCGCAGCGCCTTCATGGCGTCCTGCCCACTGGCGATCGACTGTGCGAAGCTGTCGAACGCACCAACCAGACCGTCAGCAAAATTGACGGCAAGCTGCTTGGTCTGGTTGAAGTTGAGGCCGAGGAAGCTGAACTGCGTTCCGACCTTGGCGGTGTTCAGCTGAACCTTTTGCAGCTGAGCGACCATCTTCTCGTCGCCAAGGGCGCGGGCGAGTTCGAGAGCCTTCGGAATTGCCTCGGACAGCTGTTGGTTGACACCCTCAAGCTGCGTCTTCAATTCAGCCGTCTTGCCGGTATCCCCTTCATTTTGGGCCAACTGGATTTCTTGCAGCAAGTTCTTGCGCTGCTGATCGAGGCCGACAATATCGTTCAGGAGATCACGCGCCTGCTCCTGGTTGGCCTTCAGCTGCTCATCAGCATGCGCGGAGTCGTACTTGGCGCCAACTGCTTCTCGGATTGCGTCTCTCTGCTGATTGGTGAGTTCGACGCCGGCCTTGCGTGCTTCGTTCTCGGCTTCAGCCAGGGCCTTGGCGATCGCGCCTTCACGATTGGACTCCTTGCGTGCAGCAGCCTCTTCTTTCCATCCCTTGACACGCTGGTCGAGGTTTTCGTTGAAGGACTCCTGCTTCGTCTGACCACCTGCCATGATGGTCGATCCGCCACCAACCTTTTGCAGTGCCCAATTCTGAAGATCGCGAACGGTCGTTCCGGCGCCAATGACGGACGGGTTGGCTTTGACGGAAGCCGAGTTGACGATGTCCTTGGCGAGCGCGTCCGGATTGGCGACCAATACCTTGATGGCATCCCCGGCACCAAGGAAGTGCGCGAGATAGGTGTTGGCATCTGTCGGCGAGACACCAGCGTTCGCAAGTCGCATCTGATTGCGCTTGGTGAACTCTTCCAGCACCGGCCGGGCAAACGCCTCATTGGCGCGATACTGCAGCTTCGCCGAGTCCGAAAGCTGTCGGAGCGCGGGAAACAGTTCGTTGAAGATTGGCAGCCATGTGCTTTCGGTAAACTGGCCAATGCCCCGCGCGCTCGACGTCGATGGGCCGGTCCCGTTCTGCCCGCCTTCGACATAAATGATGCGATCAATCAGGGTCTTCCTGGTGTCAGGGAGCGAGTCGAACTGCTTCTGCGAGAATGACTGATTGACGCCTGCGATTGCGTCACCATAGGTCTTGGTCGCTTCAACGACCTGACCGATGGTCGTTGCGAGCTTCAGTGCGTCCCGATACTGCTTTTCGAGACCATTGATGGTTTCGAGCTTCTTCAACTCGTCAGCCACGCCGGGAATGTTCTCCCGCATCGTGTTCAATATTTTGTTGAATTCGGTAGCCTTGCCATTGTAGTCGAGGTTCTGAACGGTTTCCTTGGCTTGATCGTTCATGCCTAGAAGCGCTTTGTCAGCTTCTGTGGCCGTATTAGACATGAAGCGGATTTTCGCCTCAGCCTCAGTGACTGCTTTCTCAAGATCCAGAATGCTTGGTGCGCCATCCTTAGCTGCATCGATCGCGTCCTGGAGAGTCAGCGTCAGGTCTTTCAGGCCGCTATTCTCGGTCGCCCGGTTGATCTCGTCCAAAGCAACACGGAAATCATTGAGCGAGATCGTCTTGCTTTGGACCTTGTCGAGAAGATCAACCACCTGTCCCATGCGATTGAAATCAGCAGCCGAAACGGCCGAACGCATGCCTTCTCCGCCGACCCCTTGCATCTGCGCATAGATCGTCTTGAGATTGCGTCCCTTCGAAATGAGGTCGTTAAGGGCGCTATCGAAGGTGTCAGTCAGGTTCTGAAGATTGCCCTGCGCCTGACTGAGCGTGACATTGTTGATCTCCTTGGCCCAAGCGCCCACTTTGTCCTTGGCACTGTCATAGGAGGCTTTGACAATATCCAGCTGACGCTTGTGCTCATCGAGCGACGTCGTTGCCGAGTCGACACTGGTGATCCACGAACCCACTGCCAAGGTAATGCCGGTGATCGCAATTCCGATCGGCCCACCGAACGCCGCAAGCAGGGCACGGAATGCGCCTGCCCCGAGGATGAGGGCTTTCTGAAGCACACCAACCGAGGTTGCCAAGCTCAGCACGCCAACGCGAGCCACGGCCGTCTGGCTTGTCGATGCCAGGAGATTTTGCCTGAATACGCCAAGGGTGCTGACAGTCTGCGCAAGCCCGCGGCTGAAAATTCCTTGGGCGGCTGCAGCTGCCTGCGTTCGCGGGCCGACAAGCTGCAATTCTCGACTGAACACACCGAGGGCAGACGTGGACTGAACCACGCGCCCAATCATTCCCGTGAAGACCTCGGCGATCTTGACGGCAGCGAAAGTCTTCGCGCCAAGCGTGATGAGATCGAAATATTTCGGCAGTTCTGCCAGGATCTGAATGACGTTGCCAACCGCTACGCCGATGTTGCGGAAGGTCTCCTGACCTTCGGTGCTCTGAGCGAAGGCGTTGAAAGATTGCAAGGCAGATCGCAGGGCCGGAATGAAACCGTTTGCCATGGCAATCTGCGCATTGAATAGGTTGTTCTCAAAGCGCCCGATGTCAGTGGAAACCGAGTCCAAAGATGCCTGCAACTGCGGGCCGAAGCGACGAGAAAGCTCGTCTGCGAACTTCAGCATGGTGCTGCGGTCGGAAAGAACCTCTCCCTGCTGCATCATCTTGTCGAGTTCGGCGGTCGATTTGCCGATCGCCTGCGCGAAGATGTTGAATGCGCCCGGAAGGCGTTCACCAAGTTGTCCGCGAAGTTCCTCGGCAGAGACTTTCCCCTTCGAAATCATCTGCGTCAGAGCGAGAAACACGCCCGACGTCTGTTCAACAGACAGCTTGTTGACGCGAGCCGCCTCAGCGACGGAAAGGAAAATCCGCCGCGTGTCATCCGTGGTGAAATTGGCCGCTTTGGCAGCAATGGCATACTTGCCGTATTCGTCTGCCAAGACTCCGAAGCTGATACCGAGACGGTCTGCCTGTTGCTGCAGGAACTGGATCTGTGCAGCAACCTTCGCGTTATTCTGCTCGTAAACGGAGCCGAGACGGTTCTGAACCGCTTCCAGCGCCCGGAACGAATTGATGGCGCCAGCAATCTGCGAAATCGCAGCCTGAAAACCAATGTAGCTGGCCGTCAGCGACAGAACCTCGCCCCGTAGCGCCTGCATCAACGAGCGCGTCTGCAGGCTATCTTTGCCAACGTTGGCAAGGGCCTGAGCGAAAAAGCCTGTCTGTCTGCCGGCATCACTCGCTGCATTGGCGGTATTACGAATGGCTGGGCGAAGCTGGCGCTGTGCGTTCGCAGCGCCATTGGCTGACGCTGCCATCTGATTGTTGGCTGCCGTCGTGCTTGCTGCAGCAGATCCCAGCTGACTGGTCGCTTGGCTGAACTCACGGAAGGTGGACCGGGCAGTGCCGGAAAGATTGGCGAGCGTCTGGCGCTGAGCTTCATACGCCTGCTTGCTCAAAGCCGCCTTGGCTTGCGCCGCGCCGAATGCGGCACCCAACTGCTCAGTCGGCTGTTGGGTTTGTCGCATCTGCTGGCCGAGCGCCTTGACGTCAGCTTGTGCAGCCACCCACTCCCGTCGTGCTTCGAGCAGGGCGCGGCGTTGGGTTGTCAGCGCCTGAACATCCACGCCTCCAACTGAAAGCGCGGCGGTTGACGCCCCGCTCGTTACCTTGGTGTTCGAAAGCCCTTCGATACGAGCCTTTGCTGCTGCCAGGTTCGCCGCCATGCGCTGCGCTGCTGCACTCACAGCTTCCTGGGAGACGACCACGCCGCCAAGTGCAGTGCCTGCCTGCGCCGAAACGGTGCGGATCGAGTCGAGTTCCCCTCGGGCTCTGCCGAGGTCTTCCTTCTCGGCTTTCAGCGCCGTTGATGCTCGCGATGTCTCGTTGGCAAGCTGATTCTGCAGCGAAGACGCGGCAGAAATCTGCGGGCGCAATTCCTTGATTGCTGCCTTGGAGCCTTCGATCGATTTTTTGTAGGTGTTAATCTCTGCGTTGATCTGCGCCTGTTGCGCTCGCAGTTTGCCAATGTCGGCGCCAGCCGAAAAAGGCAGCTGGACACCTTCAGGAAGACCGCGTCCCTTCTTGTCGCCGTCCTTGATCGCTTTGTTGTAGTCGCGTTGCTGCTTCTCTGCGTCCCTGACAAGGTCGTTGACGCGCGCCAGTTCTTTGCGAGTATCGGCTAGGCCGGTCTTGCTGGAAGCAAGCGCCACCTCCTCGGCGGCAAGCTGACCTTTGAGACGGGCAGCGGCTTGCGCAGCAGCATCGCTTTCGCGTGCCATCTTGGCAAGTTCGGCAGCATTGGACTTCAGCGACCCTTCCATCCGATTGACGGCATCGGTCGCCTTGTCGAGTTCAGCAGCTACCTTTCCGGCTGCCTGGAGCTTCGCAAGTTCGCTTTGGAATTTCGAAGCGTCGGTCGCCAGTTTGCCAAGGGCGTCCGATGTTTTGGAAGCACCCTTGGCGAGGTCGGCTTGATCCTCAACATTCTTCTTCAGGGCCTTCGAAATCTTGTCGAGTTCGCTGGACGCCCGATCCTTCGCTTTGATGATGAGATCGATGTCCTTGCCGGCCATAGTCCTACCTCACTGCTTGCGCTGACCGAAGGTGGTTGCCGCGGCTTGAAGCCCGACCCTTGCAACAAGGTGGCCAACGGCGGCTTCCAGGCTGGCTGAAAAATTATCACCGGGAAATCGCTGAGCGACGACCTGCACTGCAGTCCCTACGCATGCGAGGATGCCGACTGCCTTCATCTCCTCTCTAGACTTGCCGCTGGCAGCGGCGGAAAGAGCAGTCGCGATCGGCAAAAGACGCGGCACCAGGCCTTCGCTAACGGCGCCTGCAGCGAAATCAGCTACGCTTTCAGGGGGTGAGTTGAAAAACGCGTCGTCTATCGATGAAGCAAGATCCGCAGAAAATTCATCCAGTATGGCGTCGAACTCTGCGTGTGAAAGCATCTTTGTAGGCAGGGCGAATGAGGTTGCTAGGATGAGAATGTTAAACATGAAGGCCCTATAGTTATTCAACAAAAAGTTGAATTAAAGATCAACAATACTATCTTCAATGATTGTTGAGTCGATAGCAATGGCTGGTTGAATACTTTCTTGCCAATGAATAGGTGAGCCGAGCCAAGCTTCAAATTCTGCTCTGCAAACAGGCAGCGGTGGAACGATGAAAAACCGCAAGCGATCGCCTGCCGATCGTGTTCGACCGACTTCTGTGGAGGGAACCAATGTTAGAAGGCGTTTACTGAAAGCGGTGTCATTCGCCTCTGAGCCCTGCCAATGCCGCCTGTGAAGCCAGTTTGCGTATACGGATCTAAGGTCGCCCTTCTCGATTCGTAGCGGGCTGTCGAACCAGTCCGCAGCAATGTGTCCATTGCCTTCTATGATTGCGGAATCGAGGGTTTCGTACCACCATCGTTCGACGTTCTTGAGCCCTTCCACCTTTTGCTCAGCGAGGCCGATGGTGTTCGGAACCTTGCGCACCTGGAAATTCGAGATGTCACGATCCATCAGCATGGCGAGGAGGGCTTCAGGTCCACCATTGTTCATCTCATGGCGGATTTTCTGGAAGTAGGGATGGTCGCCCAGGCGTTTGTTCGAGACGTTCAGGACGAAGAAACGGCGCTCATCCTCCGTAGCTGGCACGACCCACTTTTCATTCGAGGAAATGCCAATGCGCAGCACGGATTTTACCGGGAAGGCGTTCATGCCCTTCGGCTCAATCATGGCGTTTTCTGAGGTTATTGTTGCTTTCAGCGCACCTTCTTGGCGCTTGTCGCCGGCCCAAAAGCCTTCCTGGACGTGCAAGAATAGGCAATGAGCCTGGTGCGCGTTGAATTTGCCTGTAAACTGGTCTGGGTTCCAAATCGTTACATAGTGATTAAATACGATCTTGCTGATGTAATCGAAGATCGTGTCTTTGCCCGTGCCTTTCTTTCCCACCAAAACGATAGCCACGCCCGGTTTTTCCTCGGGCCGCTGGATCATGTGCGCGAAGTAGTCCATCGCGTATTCGAAATGCTCGGCATTCTTGTCGCAGATCACCTCGAACAGGTGCTGGGTGAAGAGCGCGCATGACTTTGTGTCATCAGGCTCGACAGAGAAGCCTTGCCATAGGTTATAGGTCCCTTCGATCTCCTCGTTGGGCGAGAAGACAATTCCGTTGGGATAGGTGCGACGGTAGCGCGAACGCATCCAGGCTCTGGAGACCGGTTCGGTCGTGTCGTCCTTCGGCACGCGGTCGTTTTCGTAGAAGCTGTGCAGGTCGCTGATTGAGCCGTAGCTGACTGTCCCGTCGTTGCGGAAGTCAATCACCACCGTTTTTCCGCCAGCCCGCGCAATGGCGTGCTGGCGGTTCAGGCGTTGGATCTTCGGCGGCACCTTTTTGCCGAGATCGAATTCCACCTGTTCTTTCCGGAGCTTGATTTCAGCCTTGCCGGGCTTGCGTGCCTTTTCAGGCGCCGTTCCAAGCAGATCGCCGAACATGTCGTCGTCTGAATCAGGGCTTTGATCCTCAAATTCGTCTTCGAAGCTGAGATCATCATCTCCCAAATCCTCGAATTCGCGTTCGATGCGGATGTCCTTGACGACCGAGACCAATGAGGCCATTCGGAAAGGTAGCTGCGCCCGGTTCTTGAAGGATTTCCAGACCCTCTTCTGGTCCTTCTCGTCGAATTTCTCGCTTAGGCGCGAATATTTGCACCAGAGGTCGAACCCCTGGTCGCTGCCACCCGTCTCATGGTGCAGCGCCATGCCGACGCGCATCCACTGGTCACGATCCTCGAACCATTCCGCGGCAGGAAGATCGTCGAGGACGCCGACGATCTCGCTTTCGGACAATCCAAGTGGCTGCAGGCGCTCAGGACTGACGTCGGCATCTTCGTCCGGCGCCTCGATCATCGTAGCGATCACATTGGCCGGAATGATCGGGCCGAGGCCGAGTTCGAGGGTGTCGAAATCGAACTGGCGAAGCCAACGATAGGGTTTTTCCGTGTCGGGATGGATTGAAGGCGGGAGAACGACCTGGGACCCGGTGCCCATCAGGTGCAATTCCCAATCCCACTTCTTGACGTCGCGCTGTTTGCTTTCGTCCCACACCATCTCGAACCCATCACTGTGGGCGAACTTGCGGGGCGTAAAGGCGCGGTCGGTCAGGAAATAGAAATGGCGGCTTTCGCCGCCCGAGCCCGAGATGACAGTCGGGCATGACGATTGGTCAAGGTCAGGGAGCATGGTGGCGAGCACATCAAGTGCTTCGTCAGCCAACTCATTCTTGCGGATATCGACATCAATGACATGGAGAAACAGGTCGCAAACGACCGACCATTTGCCGAGACGGACACCGACGTTGTTGCCGGGCCGATATGTCCGTTCGAGATCTGCGAGCGATGCGACAGGCTTTGAGGCCCATCCATCCCCGATCGGTCTCTTGGATTTGGCATAAAGCCAATGGATAGCGAATCCGGCCTTTGCCAGTCGCTCGATTGCGGTCTTTAAAATTTCGGGCATTGGTCACCGTGGCGCCAAATGGCGCGCTTCCGATTTCAAATTTCGATGCTTAATGCCGAAAAGCAGAGTGCAAATTTTCGGCGGCAGACCAAGCATTCGCGCGGCTACGGTCGGCCTCAGGAATGTCCTCTATTGGCGCCTTCAGGTACATGCTGTAGGTGCCATCAGGCCTGAGGCTCGTGATAAGCATGCCTTTGCGAGCCAGGTCGTGACCTACCAATCCTTCGGCTGTCTGCCGGGCCTTGGCTTCTCGTCCTGCCAGATCGGACGCGAGCACGCGCGGCATTCCGGTCATCTGAAGCTCACGCACCCTGTGGCGGCGCCAGTCCTTCCAAATTCGTGAAAGGCCGTTCATTGGCCATCCTCGGCCGACATGTCGCTCTCAAGCGCGGCCTTCGCGGCGGAGAAACCGGGAAATATCGATGCACGATCGATGCCGAACCACGTTGGCCGCAAAGGCGAGTCGTGGCGAAGCGCCTTTCCAAGAGCTTCTGCAAAACGAAGGCAGTATTTCGGGTCATGGTGGTGCAGTTCGATGTGCTCCTCAATCGCAAGTATCGCGGCCATGTCGCCGCCTAGCTCATGAAGCTTTTGTCTCACCGCGTTTACACGGTGACTGTGTAGAGCCAGCAGCCAATCCCTGGTGGCATTGCTCATGGCCTGCGCGGCCTGAATGCGCCTCTTGCTAAGCTCTCCCCCTTTGGTCGTGAGCGCCTGAATAACCTTACCAGCGACCAGTGCATCCTTCTCGGCTTCAATGAGATTTAAGGAGTGCTCAGAGATCTGAAGGTCAATTTCTGTCGGGTCGAATTCGATATCTGCGATCGCCGCCGAGGCTTCTGCGTCAAGATTCTTGTTCCGAAGGCAATCGACATGGGCTTTCAGTTGATCGCGCCGTTCAATCGCAACTTGATGTTTCGCAACGCGGGTTTTGTTCTGACTGATTTCCTCGTCGACAATCGCAAGCATTCGCACTCGTTGCAAACGACGGGCTTGAGCCTGCAGCAGGTCTGGGAGTTCGCCCAACGGCGAGTACGTACGCGGAAGTTCGTTGGGGGGATTCTGGTTGAAATAATTGTTCCTCGGTGTCAGAGCCGGATCGGGTGTTTCGCCGCTGAGATTGATCTGTGTAACTACTACCATCGGACTGTCCTTGAGTTCGGATCGGTAGTATTAGGCTGGTTGAATAGAGTTAGCCGCAAGCGGTTATTTTGCACAAATCGCGGAACGGCTATTTGTGCAAAAATTGCTGATCTGGACGCAGGTGTCCCATCGGGTCGCCGAGTAAGTCATAGAACAGCGCTTGAATTGGCGTTTCACCGCGGGCAATTTCGTCACGTTGCTTTAGAAGGCGCCCAAGCTTTGTGATGATTGAGTCAAGCGCATTGTCTTTAAAGCTTGCAACATCAACAGGCTCGATGTCCTGCGCTGCCTTGCCCTGCTTGTTGCGGAATACCACCTCGGAATAGAATGTTTTGGCGACCGCGCGCCGAAGGTCGGGTTTAAGCTCTGGATAAAATCGAGCTTTTTTAAGTTGTCTTGGATCAGAGTCTGCCGCGACAGCATCATGTAAATAAAGCAGCCTTCGTTGATGCTCGATTGTCCAAAACGTCCAACTCTTCGGCGGCTGTCTTCTCTTCCGTTGAGCGATCAAAGCTCCCGCTATGTCACCGGACACCCGGCCTACCATAAGCTCAACGATTTCTCTGTTTTGCTCATAGATGCCGTGCTCAATAAGATGGGTGGCGATCTCAAGTATTCCCGCGGCTAGTTTAGGACGCTTGCCACCGTTGTGCTCCGATTCCTCTCTCCAGATCTCTCGAATGAGTGCACTGGATGAGGGCGCCAGCGTCTCGAACGTCGCCAAATAGCGAAGCGGCACTGCCTGTCCGGCTGCTGTTGGTTCGATGACTAGTTCATCCATTGAGATCTCCCTGCACCCGGATCCTACCGGCCATCAGCCAGTGCTCGCCGTTAGAATCCGGGTAAGCCGCGATCCACGATATCAATTCTGAATCAGCCGTTCAGCAATGTTCTGTGCAAACCCTACAGCTTCGGCCCGACGATCGCGATCAGAGAAAAGGTCGGTAAGGGCGTCTCTGAGGTGAAGGGGATTGTGATCGGCCTGCATTCGCTCAATTACTGAGTCCGCGAATTCGCGGCCCTGTCGGTTCTGTTCGCTCCAAGTGGTGGACTGCGTATAGCTGATCATTTCGGTCGCCTCTCTAGCAGTTGGTTTTCGTAACTTGAATTTTTATCAAGTCCACTTGGTTTACCATCTGTTGATGATGTGTCAACTAGGGTTGATGAAATATCAACCAGAGTTTAAGGTGAGTGTATGATTGAACCAGATCAAATCCGTGCGGCGCGGGCGCTCGTCGGCCTTACGCAGTCTGCGCTTGCGAAGGCAGCGGGGATATCGACAACTGGACTCAACAACATCGAGAGAGGGGTCGCTGATCCCAAGGCTTCCACGTTGAAGTCGATTAAGTTCGCTTTGGAAGAAGCCGGCATCGTTTTCTTGGCAGCAGACGAAATGGTCGCTGGCGGTCGCGGCGTTCGGCTCAAGCACTTATAAGGGCTGAAGCGCGCTTTACTGCGCCCATAAATTCCCGTACGAATTTCTCAAATACATATGAAATACAATTGGTTGATTGGTCATCAACTTGTTGATTGACAATCTCGGCATAGGAGAATGGGGATGCATTCTTTCGATGACGCGATTTCTCCAGCGGTTGCGGTCGCCATGCTCCAGGGGCAAGGCATCAAGATATCCGAGCGGACGCTCCGCGAACGTGCTCGCGAACTTGGCGCATGCCGCGTGATTGGAAAGGCCATGTTTCTGTTGCCTGTGGATATCGAGGCAATTCTGGAAGCGTCAAAGCCGGTGCGCCGATCGGCATCCGCTCCAAGTGCTAGCGCATGGAGCGAGGCGGATTCGCTAGCGCTTTACCAGCGCCTAAGGGAGCCGCGGAAAAAGCGACAAGCCAAACTGCCGGATTAGCGAATGTCCTGTTGTGCACGCCATTCAACTGTCCCGACTTCACGTAGGGACAGACCCTACGTGCGTCTGACGACGTAGGGACGCCCTATCTATCTGATTTAATGGCGGAAAATGGGCGTTTTCACATGGTGTCCCTACTGTCCCTAGTGAAAATCAAATTCATTACGTACATGTGTGCGTGCGTGGCCAGCCAGTGTTGAACGGCGGTGTCCTGTGTCACCATTTATTTCCAGTAGTCACGGATGATTTTTCCAGTAGGGACAGTAGGGACAGTAGGGCCATTTGAGATTAACATATTGAATAAAATGAAGATTGTGGTGTCCCTACTAAGGTTGAATTTGTCCCTACTGTCCCGACGTTTGCGGGAAAAGTTGAATGCTCAAGTCTTAAAACCGGCAAAAAATCCCAAAAAATTTTCATGAACCGGGGCTCAGCGCCCCTCGCGAGACATGATCAGACCAGATGGGACCCACGGACGTTCGAAACATCGCACAGTCAAGACAACTTGATTAGGTTGAATGCACAAAAAGACATTTGCATTCGAACGTCACATAGACGAGCGACTTTGTTCAGTTCCTCGCCTACATGTCGAAGACGGGCACGGCCGAAGACAAGGAACACGTCTTCGATACGCTTGTGGGTGTGGTCAATGATCTCCAGCCCGAGAATGTGGGGCCGGTCGAAGCCCTGACGTTGCAAGCCCTAGCTTTGACTATCGCGGATCGCATCGAACGGTTTACGGAAGACCCAGAGCTTGTGCAGTCCCTTGTGCAGTTGCAGGCTAACGCCATCCGATCCGCAGCGGTCTTGCTTGAGGGGCTGGCAGCCGAAGGTGTCGACGGGCGCCGGTTCTTTGAAGAGATGCCACACCCTACCGTGCAGTAAATCGGCCGGAGATTTCCAACTCGCCTAAATCAGGCCAAGGAAAGCACGTGGCGCGTTTTCATCACTAGCCGCAACTACGTCCGAATTTGGCTGACAAAAAGGCCCGGCGTGGCGTCTTTTCGGACCTAAGGCCACTTGAAAGCATTGTGACCGATCAGATCGAGTGAGCCATCGAGAGGGCGGGTCCTGTCAACAGCAGTTGCCATCTCACCGCTTGCCGTGAAGGAGCTTGAAAAGGCCGCCATTTCCACAATCCACCCGCGTTTGTGAGCGATGTTTACGAGCGGGATAAAGTCTCGATCTCCGGATGCAATGACTAGGACGCCTTTCTCTGGTCCGGTTGCTACAGCCAACGTACCTTGCGCCACGAGTTCTGTGTCGACCGCCTTTTCCTTGTTCTGGGAATCCCGATCATGTGTGATCACATCGAAGCCACCGTTTTTGGCCATCTCCCAGACGTCATCTTTCGGCGGCGGGCGCGATCCAACAAGAAAAGCAGCATGTATGTTGCGACCATCAGCAAGAAATGTAAGCAGTTTTGCAAAGTCGATCCGCCATGAAGGGTCTGCCGGTCGCTTGCCGAACTCAGTCGGCGTCTGCCCCCTTCTAACTGCTGAAGCTTTCTGACCTTCGATGAAGATGTTTGAGTTATCAACGAGAATTACGCAGTCCATAGTTCCTCCTGGCACCTGCGGTTAAACTGTAGGTGTTGGTTCAGAGCTTATCGCCGCCAGCCGTGACCGCGTGGACATCGATACCCATGCCGATCTCGCGTGTCGCAGGCGTATCGCGAAAGGGCTATCCTTATCGATACGGCGGGCAATAAGAACAAAGCCAATTATCATCAATGCGGAAAGGACGAACACGCCTCCGGTTGGGGTTTGGGCATTGCTGATGATGGTCTGTACAGCGTCCATAGTGTGATCCCTTTCCTTCTTTGCCAATGAGTAAAGATTCACTCGCGGCTCGGCGGATTACCATCCTCCGGGACGCGCTGACGCGGCCCTGCGTCCACAGCGACGACCCGCAGCATCATATTGCCACTCGTATTGGCAGTTCCCCTGATATGACGGCGTATAGCTCGGATAGCTGGTGCCCCCGCAATTGTTGTTGGCGCACACAGCTACCGCTGTTCCGACAAGCGCCACTGCAACCAGCGCGGCAGCGGCTTGGTTCTGCTGCTGAACCATGTCGAAACAAGACATCGGCTCGATTTTGCGTCGCACCAGTTCTGCGGCGACCTGACCGCGCAGATACTGATCTGGCGTCTCAACAAACGTCCGACAGAGCGCGGCCTTGCTCACGCCCTTTGGGTTCTTTTGAAGTTCTGCCTCTGTTGTCGTGCAACCGGCTAAAATCAGGCACAGCGAAGCTGCGAGCGCGATCCGCGCCCTTGTAATTTCCCCAAGCATTGTGTTTCCCCTCAGTTCCCCGAGAAGATACTGTCACAATCGTGGATGGAGTCCACCCCGTTTTCTGCGGCTCGCCAGCGCTGAAATTGCGGGTGAAGGATTGGCGCGTCAAAAGTCACGCGAGTGTCACGGTTTCGCTCATGGTAGGGAGACACCGCGAACGGCGCGCCCCAAGGATGAGCTATTCCGCAATTTCCAGAGTTCCTGGGGGGACAGCTAGGAAACTGTCGTCGGCGAGAGACCTTGTCGGGGCTTCCAAACGAATGCGCTTGACACTCGCACTGTCGGAAAGAAGCGCTATAGCTGTCTCAGAAATCACGTAGGATTTTCCGCCCACAAAAACATATTCGCCCTTGCTAAAGTCAGCCAGGGTGTCGATAGCGCGTTTGAAATACATTGCGTTTCCGCGAAAGAACTCAGCAGTATAAGGCATAGTTTCAATACTCCCGATTGGCATTCACGGGATCTAGTGAAACACGGCTCAACCATTTATAGAAGAGCCGAATTCCAACCTTAAGTCGGAACGCGAGTACCCCCGGTCCGTCAGGCCGCTTGTAACTGTACCAGTCTGTCAGCCGGCAGCGGCCTTTGCAGGCCCTTTCCCTCTTCCCAGGGCGCCGTCATCCAAGCCTCGACTTCTTCGCGGTCAGTCAGCAATACCGGCATCGCCTTCTCATGGATCGGCGCAACGACCTGGTTGGGCTCCGTGGTCAGGAAGGCAAACAGATCTGTGGTGATCTCGCCTTCTTTCACCTTTCGAACGCTCGTCCAGTCCGGCACCCAAAGGCCGGCGAAGAACATCAACGGTTCTCTCTCGTCTCGGGCAAACCATGCATTCGGCGTCCGGCCACCGTCTACCTTGCTCTTCGGATCTGGTTCGGCAAAACGCGTAACCGGGACGACACATCGGTGCTCGACACTAAGCCACCGTTTCCAATGCTGGCTTGACGTGTTGCGGACGTTCGTCGTTCCGCCATCCGGTTCCATTCTCAGCAGGTGGTCGAAATCCACGTCCTTGGCCTTGGCCCGCAATTTCTCGGCACGTTTCGTAGCGGCATCCAGCAGGGCTTTTCGTGAAGAAGGCAGCCCCCAACGGACCATTGCCATTTCGCGGCCCTTCGGCGTGTTGCGGACAATTGGCGCCTTGTAGTCGGGGTATATGTCCAAAGACGGCTCAAGGTTGCCGAGGCTGTCAATCGCGGCTTGTGTGAACTGCCTGATCGCCTCTTGCGTCGTCGTCACGTTGTACAGATTGCACATGTCTGCCTCCCTATTGCCCAAAGGATAGGTTAGGCGCGGCAAATCGTGAAGGCAGCGCATTGATTGGCGGCTGCATCTCTTAAAGGAACCCAGATGAACGCCCCGGAGCTGAAGCTTGTTATGTCGCGTGTCCGACAGAGTTACAGGACTGGTGAGACGCCCGAAGCTGCACTGCTTACAGTCCGTTCGATGGTGTCAGCGCAGTGGAAGGCGGACCGGAAGAACGAGCGCGCCCCTTGCTCTCGATCGTCAGCGCCTCTAACTGCGCCATCTCCAAAAGGTAAATGAGCAGGTGGTATTCTGCCTCCTTTGGCAGCGACCCTTTTAGAGCTTCCAAAGCTTCCACAATGCCTGGCTTCAGTGACATCCGGCCGACCCCCTTTAGCGCGCACTAACGCTCTCATGAATTGCAATGTGTTTCCATCGCAAAAACTCATGAGTGTTCGGCATCCCTTGGGGCCACCGCTCCTATCGCGGCGCGGCCGTAACAGCGAAGAGGTTGCCCATGCGGTTCCGGCAAGCCTTGCAAGCCAGTTTCGTTGCGAGGTCGCCAAGTTTCCTATCGGCGGGGAAGCGTCTAGCCAGCTTGTGACGATCCACGAAATAGATGCGACGGCAGGCCCGACATACCCCGAACAGCATGTGCCAATCCTGGAAGTCGCCGACTTTCATCTTGCTGGCGTCGGTCAGCTTGCGTTTCGACGCCGGATCGTGAAATGGGATTTCCGCGTATTGTCGGGGCGGCCTCGTGATCTCGATCCGGGCGAGACAAGGCGCTTTGCCCAAGCCTTCGCGGACACAGCCAGCTTTTCGAGCCGCTGCCGCTCGGACACCCATCAACTGCCGATCCTCCGACAGCAGCGTCAGCAGGTCGATGCTCGCGCGCCAATGAAGCCCACATTCTGCAATCGCACATGTGATGCCGATGTCCTTGCCGGGATGCCAGGATAGCCAGCCACTTTCGGGACCGTCGAAGCCCATGCCAGTTTCAGGGACGTTCGAACGCCGGCCGCCATCCGCGCGTCATCCCTCGTGACATCGATGCCTCCATCAGTGCCAGTTGCTCGCGAAGGTGAACGCAATCCTTCAGCAGTGTCAGGATAGCCGCCCGGATGTCGCCAGCATGGTAGGACAGCACCTCGTCAACTGGATCGATCGCAATGGGTTCATTGACGGCTTCAGCCAGATCAGCGCACATAGGTATCCTCTCCCGCGGTGAACGACGCCGTGGCTGCAAAGTCAGGTCATTTGGATTGCCGCTTTATCGCGGCCGGAATGTTCCTAAAATGTTCTGGTCGAGCCTGAGAGTCAAGCGGCCTCTTCCGGTCGTTAATTACCATTCTGCTTGAAAGGTGTGCCTGCACTTTCCTAACGGCAGTAGGCATGCTTCCATTGCAACCTAAACAAGCAGGTGAGAATGCCTTAGACCGGAGATAATCAGGGTTTCATTCAACCGTAGTGCAATTATCGAATTATGAACCGGATTTCCTCGCCCGTTCTCGGGTTCACAATTGTCCTGACCTGCGTGGGCGCTGAATATTGCAGTTGTAGGAAGTCCCGCGTAGCAGACCAAATGGTGAGGTCGGCCTTTAGCTTTTTCAGCCGATCTTCAAGCTGAAATGACAATTGTTCGAACTCGGCCCTATCAACGCTTCCAGAAACAACCTCGTTTTCTAGCCAATGAGAAATGGCGGATGCGTACAAATTCGGGTACTTCGGTAGAGCACGTTCAGCGGCCTCTCTGTAAAATCTGCGTCCCTCCGAAAAATTTCCGCTCTTAAAATGCCATAACCCATGTAGCGCAAGATCAAAGATTGGACGTTGCGGGTCATGGACAAGCTTTCCTTGCACCGGTAAAATTTTTTGCGCTTCATCCAAGCGGCCGCACATTATAAGGGAAAAGATGCGGTTGTTTTGTAACGTGTCGTCATCGGGATTTGAGATGAGACCTCTCTCACAAAAAGCAAGCGCTCTCGAGTATGATCTTGTAAACGTGCAGTTTATAAACGAGCCCTGCACAGCTGGTCCGGATGAAAATGGCTCGTCATTTAGCCAATTCCATGCGAATCGGTCAGCTCGCTGGTACTCCTTCATATGGATGGCTTGAAATACGCCCGCTTCGTATGCCTGTTCACTGGGGTTCAGGTTAAGATCTACAAATTGATGCTTGGCCTTCGTCGACATCCAGACTGCTTGAGCAAGAGAATTCTCTGTCGGATGGTCCAAGCTTCGCCTGATAAGTTTTCTCGCTATCTTGTGCGCCCCATTTCGATCTTCCAGGGCGCCCAGAGCGGAAGCTAGCTCGCTGTAGTTAATCGACGCATGCTCTAAGCCTGAAATTCGCTTCAGTTGTCTAATCCCAAATTCTTGTCTCTCTCCAAAGCTATCGGCTACCGCCACCTCAGCTGCCATTAGCCAAGGATCATGTTTGATCGAATTCGACCTTTGAAGAAAATAAAGTGCTTTCTCTGGTCGGTCATAGTGAACAAATAGACGAGCGGCTGAGCGCAACACAAATCGACTGTCGGGAGAAATTTTGACCGCCATTTCCATATGCCTGTCGGCTGCTTTCGCTTGTCCCGCCACTGCGTAAAGCCGAGCAATTTCGACATGACCAATGCTATTTCGTGGCTGGTCTATTAGAGATTTTCTTTTTTGCGCTATGGCGCCTCGCAGTTCAGTTGGTGAAGCGGGATGGGAATGTTGCTTCACAGCTTGGGTGAATCGCTCCGTCACCATTGGCATTAGGGCGTCGCGCCGCTCCTGCAAATAACGAAGAGCGGCTGAGGCTCGGTCGTCGTGGCCCAGCAGAGATACGGCATCAGCGACTTCGGCTGCTGTGTAAGCGGTTGGGGACTTCTCGAATTGCCTGACAGCAGCATCCAGTATGTGAGAAGGACGATCTCGTGTTGTTGACTTTGTCGTCATCGAACGGAGTTCGTGAAGAGGTGTTTCTCTAAACGCGCGCCACCGAGGCACAACCGTTCGGCGTGTAACGTCGTCTTGTCGCTCCATTACTGCAGCCGGTGAGATAGAACGTTGAAAGCGGAAATGTATCGTTGAAGGTTGAACGTGCGAATGCCATCGACTTGATCGAGGGGATGGCCTCTGAGTTCAGGATCGGGATCACAAAGTTGACTTAGGAAAGTAATAATTTGGTCAATCGACCGCGCGTCAAAATCGTTCCTTTGCGCAAGTGCCTTACGAAGAGCAGTAAACTCCTCCGACATTGCCTCACGCCAAAACGGAATCAGATCGTTGTAAGGACCCTCCCATCCTTCACCTTCAAAGCTTGGAAGGTGGACCGGGTGCAGCCTTTCAAGAATACATGGCGTCATCATTCTGCCACTAAACAGAAAGTGCATAAGACTTCCTAGCAGGTATAGGTCACCGCATTGACGTAACCTATTGGGCAGTAAGCGTGCGCCAGGATCACCATCAAAGGAGTAAAGCGCCTCTGGTGGTGCATATCTGGGATCACCAACCACGGCGTTCCAATCATGAGGTGCAATAAGGTCTTCCCGAGTCGCTTGCCCCAAGTCGGAGACCTTATGATCGTCCGCGTACATAAGCACGTTCGGCGGCTTCAAATCGTTGTGGCTCACCTTCACACTGTGAAGCTGGGAGAGGCCCACCGCTACCTGATGCAAAAGGCGGAATTTTCGCTGAACAGTCCACTGTTCAGCGGTAAAAATCTGATCTCGAATATCCCCGTCAGCAAGCTCAAATACTAGATAGAAAACGGCTTCCCTCACGCCGTTAGCCTCGATCACTGCATCCCCGTGGTCAATCGCAAGGCACACTCGGTCCATGTTATTCCCATGACAATGATCTGACACGCAGGTCTCAAATTCATGGTGCATTAGGAGTGCTTTTAAGCGCACAAGCAGGCTTTCTTCTCCGCCTATGAAATCCACGTCCGCTGCTTTAAGAAACGCGAAGCGCCCAGAGGCCTGATCTTTAACCTTGTACACATGCGAATTAGACTCAGTGCTTTTAACAGCGGTGGGGGTGTTGAGGCTTTCGACTACTTCCCATCCAATCCCAGTCTTGTGGCCTTTTAGTATCTTTCCAGTCAGATGCTGCGCATTTCCCATTGCCCATCCTTAGTCTTTTGAAGTCGAGAAGGCAAAGCCAATAGCAGCACCGACGACTAACGAAATCAATCCTGTAGACCAAGTCTTGAGTTCTGTATCCTTCGTGCAAATTGCGACAATCAACGCGATGAACCCGAGAATAACCGCCGCGCCCGATATCCAAATTGCTGCAAGCATTTTTAGGCGTTCTACGTCGATTGGGTTAACAGAGCCCGGAGGAACAACTTCTGTTGAACTGATTTGCTCTGGTCCTGGCGTAGGGCGAATGTCGATTATCTCGGGATCATTGATCATTAGTTGAGGATGCCTATGATCTCGGCATCTAATTTACTTGGGTCCGACACAAAACCCATATGACTCCTACCTTTGTCTTTCTGACTTTTATATGCTTTCATCACGGATAAAGCGCGACGCACGATTTCGGTCTTCGTCGCCCCTTCTTCTTGCGCTAGCTCATCCAGGAAGGCCGCGACATCTGCACTCACTTCGATGTTCATTCTGACCTTGCTCATAAACCTCTCCAAAAATGTGCATTTTCTGCGTACTATATATGCATATTTTTGCGCATAGCAAGTGCGTCAGTGTGTATCAGATGGCCTTCAAGTAGGGCAACACCGCTTCACAGGCCTTTGTCGGTTAGCGTCTTAACTAGCGGGGGGCATGCGGGCACTGCCATTTCCTGCAACAATGTCAGGAATTACGCCGCGGCGACGGCCACTTGAGCCCGGAAAAAACTTTCAAGAAGACGCAAAGCAGCGATTACGAGCCCCCGAGTCATGGGTCGCCATACCGTCCGAACGGCCATAACCTATCCGGTCTCCAAGCTCCCGGACAGGGGAGCCCTTCTCCTCGTTTCCGGCTACCCGATCGGGTTGCGCTTATCATGAACCACTGGGAGGAATTTGAAACGGATTGATTGAGGGTGCTGGAAGCTGTCCACAGGTGATACGAGGGCACTTTGCCAAACCAATTTTCGTTGGACGAGGGCATGCGGCGGAAAGCCAGACCCGAAAGTGCGGTTACAAGGTCGATGGGCAAAGAGAGTTCTGTGAAAAAAACTGACGACTGGTTTAAATCGGATTCTCAAATTACTCGGTTCGCGCGAATCATGGTCTAACGTAGATCAGAGAACTTGAAGGAGGCCAGCGATGACGTCAGAAATCTGTATGATGAACCGGCTGGCTGTGGTCTTGGCGGCTGATTCTGCCTCTACTGTTACCCAGTGGGTCGAGAATAAGCGAGAAGAGCGCTATTTCAAAGGCGCGAACAAAGTCTTTCAGCTTTCTGACCATCATCCGGTTGGTCTAATGATTTTCGATGGAGCCGATATCCTTAATGTCCCATGGGAGCTAATCATCAAGGCCTTTCGGGCACAGTTGGGCCGTAAGTCATTTAATACAGTCGAAGAATATGCCGCGGAGCTCTTTAACTTTCTTGGCAAGGCACACGACTCATTTTTCCCAGATGACATACAGAAAAACGCTGTCCGTAGACCGGCGCAAAATCTGATTTTTGGTTGGATCGCCAAGGCAATCGACGGCGCAAGTGAAGAGGGGCACTCAGATCTCGTGCACGCAGCTTTTGCTTTCGAAGTAGAAAAGAGGCGGGTGATACAGCCAGCGCCCTGCATCGGCGATGCGCTCGGCAATCAAGTCGTAGGTGAGCTCACAGACAGCGTCGCTGAATGGATAGGTGGTTTTCTCGATGCCATCGAAGTTCCCAGGCCTGACAACCTTATGGATGCCGCGAGTGCAGCTTTGAAAGAGGTCATGTCTAAGCCGCAGGAAAACCTACCTACAACTGGGCTCGTGTTTGCGGGATTTGGCGACCACCAGATTTTTCCGGCTATGGTCGAGTATGTGTCATGCGGACTGTTAGGTGGACAACCTATTTGCATCAGCCAGTCGGACCAGAAAATCGACCATGAGACCCCAGCTTGGCTTTCAGGCTTCGCTCAAACATCAATGACTGATACATTTTCGCTTGGCTTAAGTTACGATATTTACTCCTCGCTGATGGTTGCGGTGACAGAGAACTTAAGATCGTTCGCTGACGAGGTGGTGGTGCAAGCGGGTGGTGATTTTTCGGCAATTGATGACATCGACAGCGTCGTGCAAGCTACCACCCAGAAAATCGGCGAAGCGGTGATGGATAAGGCTAGGCGCGAGCATTCGATGCCATTAAAGAACGTCCTGCGCCATCTCCCCGTTGAGGAAATGGCGGGACTGGCTGAAACCTTAATCTCTCTTCAATCGTTGAAGGAGAAAGTGACAAAGCCATCAGAGACGGTTGGCGGACCGGTCGATGTGGCGATAATTACCAAGCACGAGGGCTTGGTTTGGGTGAAGAGGAAACATTTCTTTAGCCCTGACCTAAATTCGAGATATGCGCTGCGACAGGCGGCACAGTTATCATAGCCCTGGGGAGAAGCATGATGAACTCGGCACCGAATGCGCTTCGGAAAGCGATTGATGCAAAAACGGTTCGGAGCGAACAACCACGCAGAGCGGACGTAGACCGCGATGCTATTATCCGCGAAAGCAAGGCTCAGTACCGAGGGTTCGTTGACGCGATAAATCGAGCGAGCGACCAGGACATTGAAGCCGCTCTGAAACGTTGTTGAGCCCACGAGGAACTATGCACGGGAAGAGGCGGCCAGTTGGTCGCCTTTTTTTGTTGCGCAGGTACATCTCTCTCTCTCTCTCTCTCTCTCTCTCTGTCGTTAATACGCGGAAACAAATTCAATAAAAAATTGAATTAAAACAATGGTTTGAATGATAGCGTATTCTTTGCCATAGTCTGATCGCGTGTTGACGGACAGACGGGTAGGCAATGAATCACGATCCCGAAATCATGGAACTGCTCGGTGACGCACCATCGAGCGGGAAGCCCGCGCCGGTACGTGTCAGGGTGAACGGAGCCGGCGCGGGCGAGGAACTGTCGATTGCAGGTGATGCCTATGAGGGTGCATCCCGTTTCAGCCGCGAGATGGCAAATTATTCGCCCGTCATCCGCTCGGCAGATGCCGATCTGCTTCCGGCCAAGGCGACCGCAGACGCCCGCACACGCGACACCGCGCGCAACGACGCCTATGTCCAGGGCGGTGCCACGCTGCGCAAGGATAATATCGTCGGCTCCTACTACATGCTGAACGCAAAGCCGGTCACGACCGTGCTTTTCGGCAAGGAGGACGAAAAATGGGAAGACGAATGGCAGGAGGAGGTCGAGGAGAAATTCGCCCTTTGGGCTGAGTCGCTCGACAACTGGCCGGATGCCGCACGCCAGAACACGTTGACTGGTCTCGTGCGCATGGCCGTTGATACCCACACCATTCACGGTGAAGTCTTGGCTTCAGCCGAGTGGCTGCGCGACCAGCCGCGCATGTTCAACACCGCCATTCAGATGATCGACATCGACCGTCTTTCCACGCCGCCCGAGTTCGCTGGTGATCCGGCCGTTCGGGGCGGTGTTCGTCGCAACAAGCATGGGGCGCCGCAGACCTACTATGTTCGCATGGCGCATCCTAGCGACTGGATGACGCCCGACTCCTATCTCTGGAAGGCCATCGACATCCGCAAGCCCTGGGGCCGGATCCAGATGATGCACATCTTCGAGCAGCTGCGCCCGGATCAATCCCGTGGCATCTCTGCCATGGTGGCCGCGCTGTCCGAGATGAAGATGACGAAGAACTTTCGCCAGATGGTTCTTCAGAACGCCGTGCTCAATGCGACCTATGCGGCAACGGTCGAGTCCGAACTGCCAACAGAAGCGATCTTCGCCCAACTCGGCGGATCGGATGTGTCGCCCGAGAAGGTGCAGGAAATGCTCATGTCCTACATGGGCGGGCATTTCAACACGCTCAGCCAGTTCATGGGCGCTGCGAAGAACCTTCAGATCGACGGCGTGAAGATTCCCCATTTGCCGCCAGGCTCGAAGTTCAAACTCCAGGGCGCTGGTCAGGGCGGTCCGCTTGGCAGTGAGTTCGAGCAGTCCCTTCTTCGCCACATCGCTGCTGCCCTTGGTGTCAGCTACGAGCAGCTGTCGCGTGACTACACGAAGACGAACTACTCGTCGGCCCGCGCCGCGATGGCCGAAACGCACAAGGCCATGCTGTCGATCAAACGCATGGTCGCCGATCGCTTTGCCTCGCACATCTACACCCTGTGGCTGGAAGAGGCGATCAACAAGGGCGAGATCACCTCGGTTCGCCGGAACATGCCGAGCTTCTACGAGAAGCAGTTCAAGGACGCATACACCGCCTGCGATTGGGTCGGCGCTAGCCGTGGACAGGTGGACGAAAAGAAGGAAACCGAGGCAGCGATCCTGCGGATCGACAACGGTCTGTCGGACCTCGAAACCGAGAACGCTCGCCTCGGCGGCGACTGGCGCAAGCGCATGCGGCAGATCAAGCGCGAGATGGGCTGGAAACAGTTCTACGGCATCCTGCAGCCCGAGGCGAAAAATCAGTCCAATGCCGCCAGCGGCACGAAAAAGGCGGCATGACGATGAAAAACGCGCTCCTCGCCAGCTTCAACAACGAACCTGCTCTCGTGAATTCGGCGATGCACACGCAGTTCGAAGCGTGTCTTGCCGAGGGTCAGACGGCGCTCAGCCGGATCGAAACTTCCAGCGAGAAGATCGTCATGCAGGACGACTTCTGGCCGTCGCCCGACAGCTGGCTGGCTGTGTATCGTCCCTATATCGTCAAGAACGGGATCTTGATGATCCCGGTGAAAGGTGTGCTGCTTTACGGCGTTGGCTACGCGATCGGCTCCTGGCTGACCGGCTATGTCTACATCACCAAGGCGCTGGAACGCGGTCTCGCGGATCCCGAGGTCAAGGGGATCGCCTTCGTTATCGACTCGCCCGGTGGTCATGTTGCCGGATGTTTCGACCTCGGCGATAAGATCTATGCTGCCCGTGGTCGAAAGCCTATGCGAGCCTATGCGGCTGAGAATGCATATTCCGCGGCATACCTCATCTTTTCGTCAGCTGATCCAGGTCAAGCAACGGTCTCGCGCACAGGCGGCGTCGGGTCGATCGGCGTGGTCACCATGCATATCGACGCCAGCAAGGCGATGGATGACTACGGCTACAAGATCACCTTCATTCACTACGGCAAGCACAAGGTTGACGGCAACGCCTACGAGGCATTGCCGGCCGATGTGAAGAAACGAATCCAGGCTCGCATTGACGGGCTCGGGGAGCTTTTCGTGTCAACGGTGGCACGGAACAGGGCGATGGACGCTCAGGCAGTTCGGGATACCGAGGCCCTGACGTTCACAGCCGAAGAAGCCACGTCGAACGGGCTTGCCGATGCAATCGGTTCGCTTGACGACGCCATTGCCGTATTCGCGGCAGACATGTCCAACCAAGAGGAAGATGACATGAGCACCAAGGACACGTCGGCGGTCGATCAGGCCGCTGTTGATACCGCTCGCGCCGAGGGCGTTGCCCAGGGCACCGAAGCCGGCAAGCGCGAAGGCGCACTGGCTGAGCGCACCCGCATTTCGGCAATCCTCGATTCCGAGGAAGGCAAGAAGCGTCCCGCCGCTGCACTGGCAGCCGCTCTCGATACCGACATGACGGCTGACCAGACCATCAAGTTCATGGCGAAGCTGCCGGCTGAACCGTCGAAGTCTCTAAGCCGTGCAGAGGTCGCGATGCGTGATGCAGGATATGCGCCGCGCGGTGCTGAAGAATCCTCGGCACCAGCCGCCCGCCCGCTGTCGCATCCTCAGCGGCAACTTTCAAAGGTCGAGCAGGCATTGGCAGACGCAGGCTACCAGCCACGTCTCATGTAGTTCGATGCCATATCGACTTGGCGGATCTCCAAAATGGGGTTCCCGTCGATGGCCAAGAATGCTCATAGCATTAGCTTTTCGGTGGGACACCAATTTCAGAAAACCTTGGAAACTCCTGCAACTTTCTTGGTGTCCCACTTTCTGTAAATAACTGAATTCATATGATTTCTGTATTCCGCCTCCGGGCACCATTTTTCTAAAAAAATTCAAAACATACAGCCGACGTGTTTCGACTTTCGCACGCACTGTTCGCGGCAGCCTCCGGTCGTGACCGCCGCGCGAAAACGCAAAAAGCGCGCCCGAGGATCTAGGCGCGCTTTGCCATTGTTCGGATATGTCGAACGGCGAACCGTCTCACACCCGTCCGAAACTATCCTCAAAGCGAACGATATCGTCCTCTTCCAGATACGAGCCCGTCTGCACCTCCACGAGTTCCAGGAGGATCTTGCCCGGGTTCTTCAGGCGGTGGACGGAGCCCTGGGGGATGTAGGCGCTTTCGTTTTCCTTCAGCGTCTTCACCTCGTCATCGACGATGATCTCGGCGGTGCCGCGCACCACGACCCAGTGTTCGGCGCGGTGGTGGTGCTTCTGCAGGGAGAGCTGCTTGCCGGGCTTGACGAAGAGGCGCTTGACCTGGAAGCGGTCGCCGGAGAGCAGGTTGGTGTAGCCGCCCCAGGGGCGGTAGCTGGTGCGGTGCTCTTCCGTCAGGCGGAAGGTGCCCTTGTCCTTCATCAGCGTCTTCACGACCTTGCCGACGTCCTGCGCATCGCTGAGCTTGCCGACATAGATGGCATCTTCCGAGGCGACGACGGCGATGTCATCGAGGCCGTTGACGGCGACGTGCAGGTTTTCCGAGATCACCATGGAATTGCGCGTGTTGAAGAGGCTGACCGGCCCACGCGACAGGTTGCCTTCCGTATCCTGCGGGCTTTCGCGCCACACGGCGTCCCAGGAGCCGAGGTCCGACCAGCGGATCGGGGAGGGGACGACGGAGGCGAGCTTGGTCGGCTCGAAGATCGCGTAGTCGACGGAAATGTCCGGCGCCGCGCCGAAGGACGGCGCATCGAGGCGAATGAAGTCGAGATCGCTCGCCGCGGTATCGACCGAGGCCTTGGCGGCTTTCAGCACCTCGGGCGCATGCGCTTCGCATTCGGAGAGGAAGACATCCGAGCGGAACAGGAACATGCCGGAGTTCCAGGTGAAGTTGCCGGTCGCCAGCATTTCCTTGGCGCGCTCTTCGTTCGGCTTTTCCACGAAGCGCTTCACGGCATAGGCGCCGCTCGGCTCCTTGTCGCCAGCCTCGATATAGCCGAAGCCCGTGGCCGGGCCCGTCGGCTGGATGCCGAAGGTCGCAAGGCGCCCCTCACGGGCAGCAGCGGCGGCCGTGTCGATCGACGTGCGGTAGGCGTCGTCGACGAGAATGTCGTGGTCGGAGGCCAGCACATGGATCAGCGTCGGGCCGTCCTTGGCCGCGACGAGAGTGGCTGCGGCAATGGCCGGGGCCGTGTTGCGGGCCATCGGTTCGAGGATCACGGCGCCGAGTTCCACGCCGCATTCCAGTGCCTGCTCGGCCACCAGGAAGCGATAGTCGGAATTGGTGACGATGATCGGCGCGCGGTAGCGTTTCGGATCGGCAAGGCGCGTCAGCGTCATCTGGAAGAGGCTGAGATCGCTGGTCAGCGCCAGAAACTGCTTCGGGCGCTGCGAGCGGGACATTGGCCACAGGCGCGTGCCCTTGCCGCCGGCGAGAACGATCGGGGTGATGAGGTCGAGGGTCAT